TATGCGCGAGGTTACCGACTGCGGCCTGAGTTTTTTAAGTGACGTAAAATCGTGTTGAGGCCAACGCCCATAATGCGTGCAGTTGCCCGGCATCCAACGCCATTCATGGCCATATCAATGATTTTCTGGTGCGTACCGGGCTGAGAGGCGGTGTAAGTGAACTGTAGTTGCCATGTTTTACGGCAGTGAGAGCAGAGATAGCGCTGATGTCCGGCAGTGCTTTTGCCGTTACGCACCACGCCTTCAGTAGCGGAGCAGGAAGGACATCTGATGGAAATGGAAGCCACGCAAGCACCTTAAAATCACCATCATACACTAAATCAGTAAGTTGGCAGCATTACCCGGAGTCTGGATATAGTCTTCGGCTGGCTGGAAGAAATCCTTCGGCAACTGTTTGAAGAAAGATGCTGCATCAGCACCAGCAAACATCCCCATCGCACCAGAAGATTTAACGCGCTCAATAATGTCGCGATATACAGTCTGGAATTTGCCACGAATGATGGTTGCCCATACATCAAAGGACTGGTTAACCGGCAGAGCGATGTCAAAGGTGTCGGTCGCAAGAGTACGCCAGATCATGATGCGAAGACGCAGCATATCCTGTTCATGAGACAGGTATTCCTTCAGGGTGCGGAACTGTAGGGAACCCAGGTCCAGACCAAATTCACGCTGTGCTTCATACGCCGCCTGTACCGTGTGCTCAGCCGCGATAACGAACTGGCTTGGGAACAGGGTGTATTTCTTCATTTCGTGGTTGATCAGCGGGATCAGCTCAGGAGCGGCTTCAATATTGATTTCCGTCTCAATTGCGATCTCAGTGCCTTTATCCGGCGCTTTGGAGAACGACAGGGCAATCTGACCAATGTTGTAGTTCAGAGAGCAGGTAACAGTGATTTGCTCACCAGCAGCATTAGTAAACGAGTGAAGTAGGCTGCCGGAACCGTTATCAACAACAGACTTAATACGGTTAACGTAGATGTTAGTGCGACCTTTTCGGATTGGTACATTCTGGCCTTCGAAGTCTTCCATCTTGAAGGTTGCGGTTTTGCTAGTGCCATCGGAGCTTGCCACCAGCACATAGCGGCGACGTAACTGGCTGTACACACCGACGGATTGCATGTCCAGAACATCACCAGCAGCATAAGAACCAAAAGAGGAACCTGCCACGTTAAAGACTTCATAGATGTCGGACTGGTCACGCGTAACCGGAATGAAGGTACACGCATCAGCGGTAGCTGCCCCCAACTGAACAGGCAGGATCATCGCGAGGAATAAAGGCAGACGCATAACACCGTCAGAAACGCTCATCATCTCTGCTGCGACGGATTCCAGCATCGCTTTATTAGTGGCATCCATGCTATTGCGGGTAGACTCAATCAGGCAGTTTTCCAGCGTCTGGTGGCAGGAGGCCAGAATTTCCGGACGCGGCATAGATTTATGTGCTGCGGCGTAGTCAGCCAGTGCACTTGCCCACGCTGTAGCGATTTGAGCGGTGGCATTATCAGAGATACCCGCAAAAATTGGGTCCTTACGTGCAGCTTCAAGGATAGATGCGGCACGCGCGGCATCATCTTTAATGAATTGGTTATCAGTACCGAACTGCGCAGTGCTTGCCCAGCCAAGCACTGCTTTAGAGCGTTTTGCGATATCTGCAATACGATTCTGGTATTCGCGTAAGTTACTCAAGTTACTCTTCCTTAAACACAAGGCACTTGTGTGAATCCCTTTTCGGAAGAGATTTTATTGAAAGTCACTTGTTGACTTTCTCGTGACAAGCAATTTTTTTATTTTTTTCGGGAGTAGGGGAGGAAGGTAAAATCCAAGGTGAAATCGTGGCGATTTCACCTTGAAATTTTAGAGTGATTTACTTTAAAAACAGTAGGTTAATAGTGAAATTTGAATGGCGAAAGTTTAAGGCTTCGGCTTTTTATCGAGGCTCTTTCTAAGGATATGCCCAATCATCCTGTCGAGTTCTTCCTGTAGCTCTTTTGAAAGTCGATTAAACTCATAAGAAAATGCACGGCCTTTCACGCGCTTCCTTGCAAAGCGATCCTTGTCCTCAAATTTCCATAATTCAGTAACTACGGACTTATCTTTAGAACCTTTATCCGTGAGTAGTGAGGCTTCCTTTGTTATCAAGCGCAGGATTTTATTTTTAACTTCATCTTCGGCCATTTCTTCAATGGATAAGATGTCGTTTATTTCCGGGGATATGTTTTGAATAAGCTGATCAAACTCTAAATTCTTGTTCCCCATTTCGTCGCCAACAGCACAAAGCGTTTTGTAGTCCGAAAAGGTTAATTCCGACTGCACAGGGAAAAGGGCGACTAATTCTTCCGGAGCACTCGCTGCCTGGAGAGCACGCGTGACCTTCGCCTGAGACAGCCCTTCTTTGGCTGCAATATCCTTCTGACTCATCCCATCATTTTTCATTCGCATCAAACGCAGACCTATTTCTCGAATGCTGTGCTGCAATGCTGTCTGAACGTCTTTCGCTAAATTTTGCGCTTCCTGAACGCTGATCTCCTGGTCCGTGACTAAAACCCGCAACCCTACGTTCTCTAAGATGGCAGAAGCTCGACGCCGGGAACCATCCAAAATTTCAATTTTCCCTGTAGCCCGTCTAACACCTATTGCAGGGTAAAATTGCTGATGCTTAATAGTGCTTCGGATACTTTTTAATGATTTTGGCGTAAGAGATGCCTGGTCACGCCCGTTGTTATGCTGATCAACAAAGGTATCGCTTTCTACCTGGTTTGGAGGTATTACCTCTTCAATAAATGTGGCCTGGCGACCAGTTGATAACTTGAATACCTGCTCGACTCGATCGCCAGAGGCTGAAGAACTATCAAATCCGCTTAATATTGAAGGATTAAGGGTTCGCCCAATTGTTGGTCTGTTTTTCTTTGACATGGGGGTTTCTTACTCCTCAGTTAGATCTGATAAATTCAATACGGTCAAAAACTGCTTTAGCAAAATCTTCCGCGGCAATTCGCGCGTTCTTCAATGCATCAGCACTACCAACATACGTTGCCGGGTTAGCTGAAATAACAGTGTCAAAAGACTCGCCGCAGCGTTCAAAACCGTCAAGGCGAGGGAGGACGACATCAAGCATATCCCCACCGAACACTTCTTTAGCCAGGCTATGGCAATACTTATGGTCTGCCTTGTTACTCAACTTGGACATAAAACCAATGTTAGTCGCAAGCTGGCACTCGCAGCCTTCATCCGAAATGAGTTTCACCAACTCAGGAAGGCGGGCAACGTATTTAAGCGATGAGTGGAAATCAACCGTTGCAGGCGGCAGAGGTGTAAACAGTATATTGGCCGAGGCCAAAGCATTTTTCAGGAAGGCGTCAAGGTGAGGACCACTATCAACGAGGATAAAGTCATAATCGCTCTTCAGCTTATCAATCACATTTTCTTTCAGGACTGCATGGATGTTCTGACCCGGTAGATGCTCATTGCACAGCTCTCTCCAATCGGATGCAATAAAGGCATCGTCAATCGACGCAGGCATAACGTCAACCCCAGGTACAACAGAAGGAACAATAAACTCCTCTAACAGCTCTTCACGGCTTACATTCTGCAACATAGCCTGTGCAGATGTTGCGTTTACGATACCAATAGAGTGTTTATGGCTTAAAAACATCGTTGCTGAAGATTGCGGATCAAGGTCAATAACCAGAATCCTTAAATCTTCCATCAGAAGATGAGGGTGAGCACGCATTGCATGCGCCAGAGAAACCGTCGATACAGTTTTTGACACACCGCCTTTAAGATTGGAGATGAAAATCACATACGCTTCGCTGTAGCGATCCCGGTATTTTGGCACTCCGCGATGTTCATATATGTCAATGATGTTCTGAATTGACATCGCATATTTCATTGAAGAGCCAGCAGGGCGTTTATCGAAAACATAACCCTTTTCTTCCATTTCACTCACGGCATAGTCAACGTTCGCTCGAGTCAGTAGAGGCAATTTTGCCAGTGCCGCTTTCGCATAGACCTGGTAAAACTCGTTCGCGTGTAGCTCATCCTTTTGCAACTGTACTTGTTCAGTCAGAACATTGAGCATTCTGTTTGCTCTTTGAGCAACCTTGTGAAGCTGGCTGGAATCACTCATCGAAAGTCATCCTTTATGCTGTATTTTTGAATTTAATTAAAAATGCTGCATAAAATAATAATGTATGCGTAGATGCTTGTACATAGCATTCTCTGCATGTTTGGTTCATTTTGCACGATTGAGAGTTACAAGGAGGGCACAAAAAAGCCCCGTTCAGGGGCATCAGTGTTATTTGCTAAGAGCAGCGAATAATCGTTCGAAATCGATAGTATCTATAGCACGCGTAAGCGCCGGAAGTTCAGCCTCAAAGTACCCGTGTCGATCGTAAAAGAAGGGACCGAAGAGCGAGGCATGTTGGATTCTACTTCGCCCCAGCCCGGACACACAGTTAAGCCCATTACCGGCTAAAAGGCTAAAAAACTTCTCTGGATTATCGTGGTAAAGCTGGGAATCAATGGTGGCGGTTAACTCTTCCATAGGGAAGCACACCCGCCCTGTATCCCAGGGATATTTAGTCCGAAGCATAAACATTGCTTTCAGCAATTCACATTGAGCGCGGATCGCGTCCGGTTCATAGCCAGATATGGAGACATAAGCCACGTCCCTCATTCCTGCGTCATCTTTGAAAGTCACGATAGAAGTAACATCCAGCTCTTTTTCGAAAGAGCAAGCAGCATCTACTGGACGCTGAAGTAAATCATTCGACTTAATGCGCTCGAGAATCCCTCCCCACATATCATTTAGATATTCGATATGAGCCAAAACCTTATCAAGACACTCTCGTGTAAACCATTCAGTATGCCCGCCACCGGCGCTTTTCTCCCACGGCGCATTCCAGGGGAAAAAGGTTGCGTGTAAAGCCCGCTCAAGATTAACCATTGCCAAACGCGTACCACGATAGACCCGTGAAAGCGCAAAATCGGGACTCACTTGTAGCCCTTTAAACCGTGCCAATGGACCACATGAAATGCCGATTTTAAAAGTATCTCCGTTCTCTGGCACCAGAACGTAGAGGTAGTGTTGTTTCTCTTCTTGCATATCAATACCACTGCTTGATGAGAACCGCGCAAATGTTGACTATGCGCGATGTGACTACAGTCAAAAGTTGACTGTAGTCGATTTAACTCCACCAAAGATCGACTATGTAAGATATTGTCGGGAGAAACGTTGACTATACGCGATGAAATGCCCCTAAAAGCCATCCCAATAGCGACTTGCAGAATATTGACGCCAGCAAAAATCCACCAGCGTCAACGAATGTCGCCTATAGTCAACTTCTCGCTATCGCATATAGTCAATATTATGGATTGCGCTTATGGATCTGGAAGCCGATTTTCCTGCCGTTTTTTATCTCTGAAAATTTAAGATATTCAATAGCTTCCAAATCTTTCATGGCTTTTCTGATAACGCTATTTTGCACGCTAACGGATGATTTGAGATTAAGCCTCGCTCTAAGGCGCTCAATGCTGACAGGTGCCGGGTTGGCGGGTAGAGCCTCAAAGAATGTATACAGTACCTTGGCCGTCTCTTTGCGCCCTAGTTTATCCAGCATCTTCAGCTTCAGGATTCGCTTATAGTCAACATAGTAAAGTTCAGATAGCTGTTTCTGCGGCTGGATCTCGATAACATCAAGCTCGGTATTCAGGCTGCTATATGCCAACAAGTTGACGTTAATGTTATTGAGATGACCTTTTGCCGCCGGGAAGCGGAATTTGACAACTGTCTGCTGAATGCGTGTCAGAGAGTCATCAATACTTTTACGGAACGCCTTTGAAAGGCGCTTACGTGGATAGCCGCATCGATCGGCAAACTCGGAGAATGGCAGGGTGATTATGCCGTCATCATCAGGTGCGTAGTCAAACAACGCGGAGGTTATGCCCACCCACACCTTAAAATCAGTATCCATATCCAGGCGTGGACCATGAATTTCAATTCCCTCATAGCCTTCCTGCTCAACAATTTTGAGGCTTGATAGTTCTTCGGTTGCGTTCGTTGTGTTTGTAGTAACTGACGATCCGCGACGTAGCGCCACATTGGTAGATTTTAAGGTTGGCACAAACACACCTAAGCGCAACAAAGCGATGGGTTGTATAGTGCTGTTGTTATTGGGCTTCAGGCTGTGGATTTCTCCTGTATTTCCTGCAACTTCTTCAACGCTAAGGAAGCCTTTACTTTCTTCCGGCATCGCGGTTTCTCCATGTGTGGCGCGGCCTGACGTCAATTTGGATGGCTGTTATCAACAGCTGTGAATATTCAGACTCTAAAATCGCTTACAGTCAATGTTTCTGTCGCGTATAGTCAACAATAAATCGCGTGCAGTCAACAATAAATCGTGCACAGTCAACATAAAATCGCGTATAGTCAATGTTGATCCCATTTCAGGCCAGAAATGGCGCGGCTTACAGCGATCCGGGATCTTCTTTGGATCTTCCTAGGTTCTCTTTAGGATCTGTTTATTGGATCTATGCTGTGGATAAGTTGAATAAACCGGCCAACATAGCCGGTTGGAAGGAAGGGTATTATTCTACGCTTTCGATAAGAAGACCATGTTCATAACATTTAAGCTCATCGCCTTCGTACAGGAATTGGTATCCAATACCACCATTTTCATGGACATTAGGGAATAACTCATAACTCACTGAAGAGCAAATCACACCAATGCAGCGATCAACGCCTTCTCGTTCTTCAGTGCTGAAAAAATCCTCTTCGGTAAGAACATGAGTACATTGCTCATCAGCATAGGTCGGAAATACATGCTCGATGCAATCCGGGTGTTTTAAACCAAGCTGATCGGCAAGCTCGAAAGCATGACGGTATTGTTCAGATCCTGGCTTGCCAACAGTGATGTGCTCAATTTTGTAGATTGAAGTCGCTTTGTTGATAGTTTGCTTTACTGTTACTTTATCAGACATAAAAATCCCTTTTAGTTACCGCTGATAGCGCGGTTGTAATCATTAACGTTGCGATTCTTCCTGTTAATCCCCATCAGCATCGTTTCTGAACCGCCCCGGGTTTCCTGGAGAGTGTTTTATCTGTGAACTCAGGCTGCCAGATCATCGTTTCCGATGGAAGCATAATAAGCTTTTTCTGCTTCTGCCGGAGGAGTATGGCCCAGCCTTCCCAGCAATCGTCGATTGTTATACCAGTCCACCCACGTTAGTGTGGCCAGTTCCACTTCTGCACGGTTTTTCCAGCTCTTACGGTGTATTACCTCCGCTTTGTAAAGACCATTGATGCTCTCAGCCATCGCGTTGTCATACGAGTCGCCTGTACTCCCTGTTGATGCCAGTAATCCGGCTTCTTTTAGTCGCTCCGTATAGGCCAGTGACACATACTGAGAGCCTTTATCGCTGTGATGGATGGTGCCAGACGGACGACGGGCCCACAACGCCTGCTCCAGCGCATCCAGCACGAATGTCGTTTCCATAGACGATGAGACCCGCCACCCCACGATGTATCCGGCAAACACATCAATGATAAACGCCACATAGACGAAGCCCTGCCATGTGCTGAGTAGAGTAAGAGGCAGGGCGTAGTCGGACTATTTCCCTGCCTCTCCTCCCCGAACCGGACGTGCACCTTTCAGCGCATCCGGCTCTCCATTTAAATGCTGGCGAACGCCATTGCCACTTCTGTAAAGCGCGATGTATACGTGTTTCTGGTCTCCGTCCTCAGATAGGGATTACCTTCGGGTAGCCGCCAGCGGAACAGCTTCTTGCCTTGCCCCACCAACCGGTACAGTATTTCGCCGCTGAGCTTGCCGTGATTGGTTTTACCAAATAAAACCCACGTTTTGCTCTGACCCGGTTTCGGTGATTTACACCACCACCTCATCAGGGAAGCGATACCTGTACGGTATTTGCGGGCCAGCCAGTGAGCCAGCTTCCAGAACACGACACGGTCGATATAACTGAAGACTTTGGCCTTAAAATCAACGAACTGATAGAACATGGCCCAGCCTTTCAGTTTTCGGTTGAGTTGTTCAGCCATATCGACTTTGCTTTCACTGTAGTTGCCTGATAACAGTGCTGTCAGCGATGCGGCGAAGTTTCTGGCTTTCTCCTGCGGGATCGTTGAGACCACTCGCATCTCGCCATAACGACTGCGTTTGCGAATGATCCTGTGCCCCAGAAAGATAAAGCCGTCATTAACATGGGTGATTTTAGTCTTATCCATGTTCAGCCTGAGTTTCAGACTGCCTTCGAGCACACCCCGACACTCCTCCCTGATGGCTTCCGCCTGTGCTTTGGTGCCTTTGACGATGAGGACAAAATCATCGGCATAGCGGCAGTACGCCACCGCGGGTTTCCACTGCCAGTTTTCTCTGACCGCCGTACTTCGGCCCCGTTGGATACTGTTATTCCAGTACCACCGATCTTTTCTGGCTTTCCCGCTCAGGTAGCGCTCATGCAGGTATTGATCGAACTCATTCAGCATGATGTTCGATAATAGCGGCGATATAACACCGCCCTGTGGCACACCTTCACTGGCCGCCCGAAAGAGACCGACATCGATATGTCCCGCCTTGATGGTTTTCCACAGCAGAGTCATGAAACGTGCGTCACTGATCCTGCGGCGTACAGCCTTCATCAGCAGTCGATGATGTACGGTGTCGAAGTAACTGGACAGGTCGCCTTCAATCACCCTGCGTCCCCGGGTTTCACCACAGTCTGTGAGCTGTAATTTCACCGTGCGGATAGCGTGGTGGACACTGCGCTCAGGCCGGAAGCCATATGAGAGCGTATGAAAATCACTCTCCCATATCGGCTCCATCGCCATCAGCATGGCCCGCTGAACAATACGATCCCGCAACGCGGGGATACCCAGTGGTCGCAGTTTGCCGTTGCTTTTAGGGATGTAAACCCGTCTGGCGGGCAAGGGCTGGTAGTGGCCTGAGAGTAATTCATCCCTGAGGATTTGCAGCTCAACAGCCAGTCTGGCCTGTAGCATTGTTTTGTTCACGCCATCAACGCCGGGGGTATGGGCCCCCTTTGATGAAAGCGTGATCCGCGCCGCTTCAGCCAGCCATTCTGGTTGTGTTATCAGACGCAGCAGCCGTTGAATCCGTAGGGACGGATCGGTGACTGCCCATGTGGCAAGCTTGCGTTGCATTTCGCTGATTATCAAAGGTCTTCACCTCGTTAGGTCAGTTAATTCACGTCGCAAACACATTCAAACTGCTTCCCTTCGCCATGTAATGGGCTTTCCCCATCGCGGACTACTACGGAAGCTCCGCCAGCCAGCGCGTCATCGGAGCCATGCCCCCTTAACATCCGTCGCTGACCTTCCCCGGTTTACCTGCCTGGACTCAGGCATACTGAGGAGGCTGCCCGTCGCACTCTTTATCCTTGCTTGCCGCAAGTTGGCAGAAGTCAGCAACGCAAGCGTGATAGACGCTGCTGCCCCGGTGTTTCGCATACATGTCAAAACACCTTCGACCGGCAGTGCTTACGTATCACTGCCAGTTCCTCCTGCACGGCCTGTCAGATCACGTAGGCCGTGGTGACGTTTTCAACCCACAGAGGCGGATTAACGGGTTCATGTTCTTCAGCCTTTCAGTACTTAACCTTGAGGATCATCTCGGCTTAGTGATCTCGCCTCAATCCCCGTTGTCAGCGGGTTACATCACCCTGCGGGCATGCCGCAGGTCACTGCCGCTCAGGTTCTCCACCGTCACACCCGGTGGGATTGTTGGGTTTCTCATCGTGAGTTACCGGTTCAATATTCCAGACAGACTCGCGGTTCATTTAAGCATCCATGCCCGCCCTGAACTCCGGGCACACCGTAAGTAAAATCAGCCACCCACAGCTGGTCAGGTCGTTCTGCCACGAACTGACGGTTTACGCGGTCGCCTGCGGCAACGGCTTTCCGGCTGATGGTCGTACGGACCTTTTTACCCCGGAGAACACCGGCAAGTCCCATAACCGCCATGAGACGTGCCACAGTGCATCTGGCCACTCTGATACCTTCCCGTAACAACTGACGCCAGACTTTACGCACACCGTATACCTTGTGATTTTCATCGTATACGCGCTGTATCTCTTTCTTCAGCCAGTCATTGCGCTGCGCACGGGCACTGCGTTTATCCGGATGATGTCGCTGTTGCTGACAGTGGTAATACGTTGACGGGGCAATATGTAGTTCACTGCATACCGGTCCGACCCCGTACAGCTTACGCAGCTTATCCAGCAGTGGCATCACTTTTTCCAGAGGCGGTCGAACTCCGCCTTCGCAAAATAAGCGGAAGCCTGGCGAAGGATATCGTTACTGCGGCGCAGTTCACGATTTTCACGTTCCAGCTCTTTCAGACGCTGACGTTCAGCGGTGGTGAGCCCTCCATCACCGCCCCCGGTATCCCGCTCATGCTGGCGAACCCAGACACGCAGAGTCTCCGGCGTACAGCCAATCTTTGGAGCAATGGAACAAATTGTCGCCCATTGTGAGTCATATTCGCTCTGACTTTCCAGAACCATACGGACTGCCCGTTGACGGACTTCGGGGGAAAAACGAGTATTTTTAGTCATCCTGTTTACCTCTTTCTCAGGAAGTTTAGTCTCCAGGATTCCCGGGGCGGTTCACTATTACCTGGCCGTCGTATTGGAAATGGCGAATCATTTCGCGGATCCAGGTGGCAGGTGGGAGTTTTAATTTTTTGCCAACAGTCATACCCTGAGACTCATCCTCAAGCCCGGCGGCGAGCGTCACAACCCAGCGTAGCTCTGCTATGCCCCACATACGGTAAGCCAGCAAATCCGGGCGATATTGCTCATCGGGAAGAACGTAATAAATCGTCAGATTCTTGTCGTTCGATTCACACATAAGCATCACCTCTTTGCGTAGCTCTGCCCTGAGTATTGGATCGGCTATGTTGCGGTCGTCATACCGCGACAGAGGATATTGCCGGGTGCTTTGGGTTGTAGTGATTGATGTAGCCATAGTCAGCCTGCCAGAAATAGATGATGGTGATTCTACTGCTAGTCATTTGTTGATTATTTAACTCAATAAAAGAAAATTATTAGTGCAATTTTGATTGTGAAATGTATCATTCTGCCCTTAAGTAGGTTCTTCACGAGGAAACAAAATTGGCAGAACGTGTTGATGATGCAGAGCTGAGCATGAATCAGTTAGAAGCTCTCAAAGACATGGCCATCGATAACATCAGAAAGCAGGCACAGGTCGTGAGCCAGGTATTTACAGGGAAGTGTCGTTACTGCAATGAATCGATTGAATCAGGCATTTATTGTGACGCTGAATGTGCGCAATGGCACAGGGAAGAGCAGGCTGCAAAACAGCGTAAATATGGCATGCGACCGGCAGGATTTGACTGATTATGTTGCGCTTTACTGAGGAAGAGTTTCAGGCTTTTAGTGAGCGTCGAAATAAGGGGCGGTCCAGGCCAAAAACCAAAAAGGATCCATTCTTATCGCTTGCGCCGGTAAAAGAAGTTTCTCCACATGCGAAGGCACTTGCAGCACTGGCAAAGAACCCCGACCTGCGCGACGGAAATTGCGAGCACTTCGAGCAGGTTTTCATTTTTGATTACTTCGAACGCAAGCACCCTGACATCTATGAGCTGTTGCATGCAACGCCTAACGGAGGGAAACGTTCAAAAGCAACCGCCGGGAAAATGAAGGCTGAAGGGCAGAAAAAAGGTTATCCGGACATGAGTCTCGATAAAGCATGCGGTATTTATCACGGCATGCGAATTGAGCTTAAAGAACCAAATGGTAAAGCCCCGACGAAAGAGCAGATCGCCTGGATGCGCAGGCTTAGAGAGGAAGGTTACTACGTCGTTCTTGCGTATGGTGCAGAACAAGCGATAACCGCCATCCTGGAATACATGAGCCTTAAAAAGGGTGAGGCTATTGAGCATGTATTGAACGGTGACAAGTGGTTGTACGCTACGTGAAATAATAAATTAATTAGTGCATATGTGCTCTTTGATATAGCGCACATTAACATCGGGAGAATAATCGTGTCATCCAAGGCTAATTATGAATCGCTGGCATCGATCATGCCGCGTAATGAACAGGAAGCAGATGCTGTAGTGGACCCGGTAATCGCTGAAATGAATGCTCGCCTGGAGGCTGAATTTGCAGCTGAGAATGAACATACCACCCAGGGCGACTAGGACTGTTTTTTGTGTCGGTAGCGGTCCGTCACTCACTCGTGAGGACTGTGCTGCTATAGAAAAAACTGGCTGTTCAATCATCGCGGTTAACAATTCCTGGCAGATGTTCGATGACATTTATGCCTTATACGCCGGTGATTTGTCATGGTGGAAGCAATACGGATCCACCATACCGGGAGGGAGATTCCGCAAAGTGACAGCCAACCTGGCGGCGGCGAAATCATTTTCGTTGGAGTACAGGCGATATTGTGGACCGGCTGAAGGGGTTAATAGCGGCGCGCAGGCTATCAGTCTGGCGGCTGAATCAGGGGCTGAAGTAGTTGTATTAGTCGGCTATGACTGTTCTCTGCAAAACGGCCTTCATTGGCATGGAGCACACCCTCAAGCCCTACGGAATCCAACGCAGGTGTCTATTTCAAAATGGCAACAGCAGTTCCTGGATACCCGCAAAAAACACGCAGATTTACATATTTTGAATGCAAGTAGGAGCAGTGCAATTCAATGTTTCCCAAGAATAAATTTAGAGGCAGTGATCGCGTTATTATCGTCGGCAGTGGCCCAAGCGCCGCAAACTTTGTTGCGCCGCGCGGAGTGCCGATTATAGCGGTCAATGGGGCCATCGACTGGCTGAACCGCGCTTCTTATTTTTTCACACTTGATCCATCGCCAGACAATATGCGGCGCGTTGGTCGTGGCCGCCGTCGCCGTGGTGTTTGTTATTGCATGGCACTACCCGATGTTAAAGAACGTGAAGTCAGAGACGGCGTTCTGTGCTTCCGTCGTGTGGCTGAACGTGGCATGGAGCCAAAAAATACGAATTCTCCCGAGTGGTGGGCGTGGCGCTGGTCCGCACATTTCGGACTTTGCGAAGATGAGAATGAAATTGCCAGCGGCAATAGTGCATATGGCGCTCTGAACCTGGCTTTCCATATCGGATTCAAACATGTCGCCCTGGTGGGCGTTGACGCTACACAAGAACCACGCGTTCACTCCGACGGCACGCCAAAAAATCTAAGTCACCTGCCTTTGTTATTCCAGTCTGCGCGTGAACAGATTGACGTTGTTTCATGCGGGAAAATGGGAGGTATTCCGCAGATGACTCTTAAAGAATGGCTGAAGAATACATGATGGCACCCACAATTTATCACCGTATCGACGGTACCAAATACAGGAATGTCTGGGTTGTTGGTGATCTGCATGGTTGCTACACCAGACTGATGTCCGAACTCCATCGTGTGGATTTTGACCCGGCGCAGGATTTACTGATATCGGTCGGCGACCTTATCGATCGCGGTACTGAAAATGTCGAATGTCTGGAACTATTGCAGATGCCCTGGTTCAGAGCGGTCATGGGTAACCATGAGCGGCTGATGATTGATGCGTTAAGTCCAGATGGCAACGTGAATAACTGGCTAATGAATGGCGGACAATGGTTCTTCATGCTGGACACTGATCAGGAAATATTAGCCTGGGCGCTGGTGGAGTTGGTAAGACGACTGCCCTATATCATTGAGTTGAACACCGGGCAAGAAACTATCGTTATAGCCCATGCCGACTATCCGGATAATGAATACCAATTCGGTAAGGAGGTGCCGCTTTTCAACGTTGTCTGGGCGCGCGAGCGTATCAGTGATTCGATGGATGATATTGGTGGCGAAATTTCGGGCGCAGATCGTTTTATCTTTGGTCACACTCCGGTGAAAAGCCCGAAGACATTCTGGAATCAGCAGTATATCGACACTGGTGCCGTATTTTGCGGAAACCTGACATTGATGAAAGTGAAAGGTGATGGTGCAGCATGAAGATTGCTTTAGTTTTTCGCTCTGGTGGTGACTATAACGCTTCCGATGTGCAGTGGCTGGTTAATCAACTGCCAAAAGGCTATGAAATTATTTGCCTGACAGACCTGAAGCGTTTACATGTACCTGGCGTCAAAGTTGTCCCATTGATCAACCAGTGGCAAAAGTGCCGTGGCTGGTGGGCGAAAATAGAGTTGTTCCGACCGGATATAACAGATGATCTGTTCTATCTGGATTTGGACACAGTTATTGCCGGTGATATACGCCCAATCCTTGAGAATCCACCAACCAGCTTCACCATGCTTAGGGATTTTTACCATCCACAATATCGTGGTAGCGGTGCCCTGTGGATACCAAATAGTGTAAAAGCGCATATCTGGAGTGCATTCTGGCAAGATCCGGAAGGTTGGGTTGCTCGTTGTGTTACTACTGAATGCTGGGGTGATCAGGGGTTTTTGCGGAAGGTTATGGGTGATGATACACCAGCATTTCAGGATCTGTATCCGGGATGGTTTGTAAGTTACAAGGCCGATGTTGTGGAACCTGGTTCGAAATATGCGAGCGCGCGTTACTCCAAGGGGAATGGGGCATTACCAAAAGACTGCCGAATAATCTTTTTCCACGGCAAACCGCGACCTCGCGAAGTGTCAGAGGATTGGCTTCCCCTTATCAGCTCGTTTTTTGAGCGAGAATCAGAATTATATTGCTCTAATAATTCCATATTTTTAAAGCGTGATGTACACTCATCACGTTTTTTATTAGAGCAATCTACAGGGTGCACTATGTGGCCATTCCGACGGAAATATCACTACTGGCTGATCGCCTTTGTTACGCCGACCGGCGGTATCAGGCATGTCATCACCAGGTATCGCAACAAGAGACTCACCTTAGCCAGAATTTTACAGGCTGCCATAGGTGAGGGACTGGATACAAATTGCGTAGTCCTTCCTCCTTCATACTTAGGAAAAATGACCGAAGCACAAGCTAATACGGAACTTTGAAATGAGCACTTCAGCACAAAACCAATCAATCGAAAATGTATCTATCCCTGATGTCCTGAATGCCGGTATCCCGGCCATTATCCAGAACATCCGGGCCGCGCAACGCCGCGTTAGTTGTGATGACCTCACAGCACGTTTTTTTGATAATGCGGTTCAGTCAGCGGAGATGCTTCACGCACAGCTTATTGATGTTTATAACGCAGAAGCTGATAGCCATAACTCCCTGGTAGATGCAGCTGAAAATATGCAGTTGGATCTCGGTCTGAAGGGTAAAGAAATTGAAGAGCTTCAGCTGCAAATTGAACATTTGAAACGCCAGCAACAGGACGCGATCGACGATGCGACGCATGACGCCAACCAGCGTGCTGATAATGCCGAACGTATAAGCATTGAGCTGGAAACAAAACTCAATGAAGTGACCGCGATGGTTGAACTGCGGAACTCACAGATTTCAACGCTAAAATCTCAATATAAAGAGATCATGAAACTTGATCCTTTTAACCTTGAGAAACGCTATAACAAAGCCAAAAGTGAGCGACAGGAACTGCGTAAGCAGGTCGCCGACCTTAACCAACAGCTCAAAAAGACTATTAAAGATGCAAGTGAGGCGCGCGTGGCATTTGCTAATAAAAAAGCAGAGGTTACCGCGCTGGTTAATGAGAATGCCAAATTTGCGACGCTCAAGAAGGAAATGTATGGCATTACTGAGCGACGTTTCCCTGCAAGCAAACTTCATCCGACGTTAGGGCAAATCTCCTTCTTCCCGCGCCTCCTGGCTTATGGGATCTCATCGCCTAAAGAGTTCAATAACGAGCGTCCTTATATCGTTTCTAAGCTGGACTTTGCTTATCAGTTCTGCTGCGACATGGGCTATGCCATTGATATCCGAATCAACGAATGGTTGATGCCAAACTTCCAGCCGTTGGCCATTTTCCGCGAGTTCCAGCCGGAAGGTTGGGTAGAGTTCTTCCATGAATTGATCTGTAAAGAGATGGAAAGCCGCCGCCCGGAACTGGTCCGTCGAGTTGAGTGGGCGCAAGAGGTTATGTTGGCAGAGGCAGAGCTGCCGTTCGAACCGGAATTTATTGATGATCTGGCAGCTAAAGGGCTGCATACCCTGTTTGATGTGGTTACCCGCCGTCATGAGCAGTTGGTTGTCGAATTGGGTTTAGAGGAAACAGCGGCAAGAAGACTTCTCGATGTTTGCTATGCACGTAGCGATGCATGGGAAAAAGAGAACGGCGGCACTATTTACGTTCGCTGAAAGTTACAGTGTCACTTTTGATGCTGGTGGAGTGCGCCCACCAGCATTTTTTTCGTCCAATGAGGAGGGCATTTGAGTATTTTCAATAAACACGCACACCAGGAACGTCCGTATATCGTCATAGTTGATATTGATGGAACAATATCAGAGGCAACTGAAGACAGACTGCATTTGCTTCCGCCACCAGGTAAAGGTGCATTAACAAAGGACTGGAACGAGTTTAATCTCGCCTGTGACACTGATACTCCCATAACTCCAGTTATTGATATTGTGCGCCAGTTATTTAACGTTTACACGGTCTGGTTTGTAACCGGACGCTGTGAGATCGCAAGGGATAAAACACGAGCCTGGCTGCGGAAGTACGTAACAAACGGGGCTGAGCCTTTGCTATCTATGCGTCCTGCCACCGATGACAGAAATGACGGCCCAGCAAAGATTGATCTCCTTAAGAAAATTGGTCTAAGTAAAATCGCGTTCGCGCTGGAAGATAAGATTGAAGTGGCGCGTGTTTTCAGGAGGCACGGCGTGCTTACGTTAATGGTCAGGGAGTATGAAAACGCGCTTCTCCATCAACAATAATTGCTCTAATAAATATTTATTTTTAAAACAGAGAAAGTGAAAATAAAAACATGCCGCAAGGCGCGGCATGTATCCAATCAATCACAGGAGCTGAAAATATGAACACGGCATTCAAAATCATTATGGCCGCGATCTATTTCTGGCTGTTCTCTATCACTTTTGGCGATATCGTCGCACATGGGTAAGGGGAGTATATTAGCCATTTGGAACCCCACGGTCTCTTGCGGGTTTAATTAAGAACCCGCAAGAAAAACACGAATTGGGCTATATTTTTCCGCCTACGCCTTTAAACTTCTCAATAAACGAGACGATTTTCTGGAAAACTGCCTGTTTTTTCGTTTTATATTGCGGATTTAACGGACTAAGTTTTGGTAATGTTTCGTTTAATTCTGTGCCATTTTCGGTGGCATATTCGCGTTTTAAAGACGTGCGAATATAGCGTTTTGCTGCATCTTCATTGAGATTTTCTTCTTTTATCAATGCTTCTGCTTCACGTTGCTGTTCGCGTTGAGCAAACGTAAAGAATGCGTCAATGATGCTGGCTTTGTCCGGTAAATCATCCAGGTTCGTTTGCTGAATAAAATCGACCACCAGGCCCTCTTTAGCACGGTTTCCCAGGCTTGAACGAATTAAGCGTTTGACCTCTTCGATCATTTCGCCCTTGCCTTTATTTTGTCTGTTGTGTTCGAAAATCAGTCCAAGGATATAATCCAGGTTTATTTCCTGAGACTTCAGCAAATCGACCTCAAAAACTACGTCATCCCAGTCAGTGGTTGATTTCTCTTTTTTCTCAGCTTCTTTCTCACGGCGCTGCCAGTCGCGAATATCGTTATAGGCAGAACGATAATCCTGAATCTTGCGATCAGCAGGGAGACGAATTGTTTGCAATTCAGCGAACTTTTCATCATCCACATAATGTTCTGCTTTGAATTTTTCTACCGCAACAGGATCGCTAAGATCGATTTGTTGCAGGGCTTTTAGCGTGGCAAATTCATCATAGTTTTGCAGGATGTTCTCGGCACGCAGGTATTCGCCAAACAGTTTAACGAAGTCTTTCTTCTCTTTTTCACTTTCAATACTGGTAGGGTCAGGGAACCGTTGTTCCAGTTCTGAAACTACTGTCATGAAGCCGCGTTTAGCTTCACCTGTAGCAGCATCAGTAAAGCCTTCCATATACTCTGTATAACTCTTTTCTAACACCACATTTTTGGTGTTTTTGTCACCAAACAGCGTTATGGCATCAATAGTTGAGCGTTCCAGATCCCGGAAAGTGACGATATTACCGAAGGTTTTAGTGGCGTCATAAATGCGGTTGGTGCGGGAAAATGCCTGCATCAGGCCGTGATAACGTAAGTTTTTATCGACGAATAGCGTGTTCAATGTTGGAGCATCGAAGCCGGTTAAGAACATCCCCACGACAATTAGCAGATCGATATCCTGATTTTTAACCCGCTGGGCTAAATCACGATAGTAGTTCTGAAAACCGTTACTGTCGGTGCTAAAGTTAGTTTTAAAATGGCTGTTATATTCACGAATTGCAGCGTCCAGAAACTCTTTAGCACTGCTGTCCATTGCGCTGGTATCAAAAGTTTCATCGGAAATTTCACCAATGGCATTTTGTTCTTCATTGGCGGCAAAGGAGAAGATTGTCGCAATACGCAGCGGTTTATAGGTAGCCGATTTATTAGCGGCTTCTTCTTGTAACCGTTTAAACGTCGCATAATAGGCTTTCGCGGCATCCACGCTGCTCACTGCCAACATAGCATTAAAACCTTTTGAGCCAGGGAAGGTACGGTGGGTTTTCTGGCGGAAATTATTCAGAATATATTGCGTGATTTCCTGAATACGCATGGGATGAAGAAACGCCTGCTGATTTTCAGCCGCACTCAGTTTTTTCTCGTCAGTTTCTGTCTCTAAAGACTTAAACTGTGGCCGCACATCGTTGTAGTCCACCTTGAATTTGAGCACTTTTTCGTCACGAATCGCATCGGTAATTACATACGAATGCAATTCACGACCAAATACGCTGGCGGTTGTTTCTGAGCCTAAGGCGTTTTCCGGGAAAATAGGGGTGCCGGTAAAACCAAACTGATAATAGCGTTTGAATTTCTTCTTCAGGTTTTTCTGCGCTTCTCCAAACTGGCTGCGGTGGCATTCATCAAATATAAACACCACTTGCTGATTATATACAGGCAGATCGCTTTCTGCTTTCATCAGGTTATTGAGTTTCTGAATAGTAGTGACGATAATTTTGTTATCGTCCTTATCCAGATTTCGTTTAAGGCCTGCGGTATTTTCCGAGCCGTTGACGCTGTCTGGCGAAAAACGCTGATATTCCTTCATGGTCTGGTAATCGAGGTCTTTCCTGTCGACCACAAAGAAGACTTTATCAATAAAGTCCAGCTCTGTTGCCAGACGCGCGGCTTTAAAGCTGGTGAGGGTTTTACCAGAACCGGTAGTGTGCCAGATATACCCACCGCTTTCCGGTTTTGACCAGTTCTTCGCTGTAAAGGAACTCTTAATTTTCCACAGAATGCGCTCGGTGGCGGCAATCTGGTACGGTCGCATTACCAGTAGTGTCTGACTGCTGTCAAAAACGCTGTAGTTCACCAGAACATTAAGCAGAGTATGTTTCTGGAAAAAGGTGGCGGTAAAGTCTTTGAGGTCTTTAATCAGCGTATTGTCTGATTTCGCCCAGTTCATGGTGAAGTCAAAACTGTTTTTATCGCGCTTTGTCGTGTTGGCAAAATAACGGGTATCAGTGCCGTTGGAAATGACGAACAGCTGCAGATACTTAAACAGGGAATTTTCGCTGTTAAAACTCTCTTTACTGTAACGATGTATCTGGTTGAAAGCCTCACGAATCGCCACGCCGCGTTTTTTCAGTTCGATTTGTACCAGCGGTAAGCCATTAACCAGGATAGTTACGTCATAACGGTTAGCGTGAGAACCCGCCTGTTCAAACTGCTGGATAATCTGCACCTTATTGCGCATGAGATTCTTTTTATCTATCAAATAGATGTTCTCAAGACGCTCGTCATCAAAAATAAAGTCGCAAATATAGTCGATATGGATTTTACGGGTCTTATCCAGAATGCCATCGCTCGGGTTATCCAGATACTGCTCCGTGAAACGCCGCCACTCGCTGTCATTAAACACCACACCATTGAGGTTCTGAAGCTGTTCCCGAACATTGGCCAGCATCGCCGACTGTGATTTTACGGATATAAATTCATAGCCCTGATTCCGTAGGTCCTGTATCAGTTCGCGTTCCAGGTCCGATTCGCTCTGGTAGCTGTCGCCTGTTGGCTCAGCTTTGATGTACTTATCAAGAACGATAAAGTTATTGGATTCAGCAATGGTGTGTGTCTGATGAGTCATAGCGCATCCTTTGTGCCGTCTGGCAAGGGCCGGAAGGGGGGTAATGGTGACTTCCGGCGCGTAAAAAATAGTCTATATACTGACCGGGTGTTAAGGTGGTCCGATCGGTAGCAATGATCAATTAATTACTGACAGTTTCAGGTTTCGGGAAACTGAACAGTAAATCACGATAGTACTCGTATTGTTTCTGGCGCAACTCGATTTCACGCGGAAGACCTTCGGTGATGGAGTTAGTCAGTGTGTCGAATTTGTCGAGTATTTCGACAATTCGTTGTTGTTCATTGATGTTAGGAACCGGAATTTTAAATGAAAATAATTTTTTACTGTCAATAGAAGCTACGGACCCTCCTGTCTTTTTCGCTGCTCGCAGAATATCACTCCCCCTAGACCCAATCATATGATAAATATATTTAACCAAGATGTTTTCATGAGGAATGACTGCTTTCATATCTTGATTGAGCGTAGCAGGTACTTTTATTAATGCACTTGGTAATACTTTATCCAATATGCTTGAGCGAACAACGATTGCAATCGAGTTTGCTGGAATCAGTTTTGTTGACGATTGTAGAACAGCCTCCTCAGTTATATAGTCTTCCGAAGAGTCTACAAGTGTTCGGCCCATATCTTTCGGGGAAATCCATGGAATGCTTCCATTTTCCCAAAATTCAATTTTATTTTTTGATGGTGTCCCTCCCCCATACCATTTTCCGATCTCTCCCAAAGTCTTCCACTCAACCTCACCCTCTTTAAAACTCAACAACTGGTCGCGATAGTAGTTGTACTGTTTTTTACGCATGTTAAGCTCAGCGGTAAGCTCAGCGGTAAGTGCAGTAAATTTATCCAGAATCCGAACGATTTCAGACTGGATGGCAAGGGATTTTTCCGGATTATCCGGGCAGGGGATTGGGATTTTTTTTTGAGAATAATTACTAATCCATTGGCGTTTATGGTCTCCCTCTGCGAATTCACTTGGTAATGTATTGAGCCAATAGTAAACATATTTCAGTAAGGTTTTATTATCATCACATGATGTAACCATTTTCATGGCCGATGATTTTGCCTTAAAGTCAAAATCCACCCATTTATTAGCGGTGGTGAAATCATCAAAAATTATTACAGGTGCCTTTGATGCCTGATAAATACCATGAGTCTCATTTGTGTATCCAAGAATAAATGTTTTTCCGGCAGTAAGAACCGGTATGGTATATGTGTCGTGATAATCTTTTGCTTTTACCAAATACTTTGTTGGCTGTTCATATTTGGTTATTTCCCCCAATGGCAACCACTCAACTTCAACCCCATCCAGCAATTTTTCCAGATAACTCATCTCGCTCATTTCTGCACCTCGCAGCCTTCAATTTCAGCCACAATCGCATCAATATCTTTGCGCAACTGGTCGATTTTGCTGACCGTGGTTTTCAGCTCAGCATTCAGCTCAGCAATATCGATAATTTCGCGGTTATCTTTCGCTTCCACATAGCTGCTCACCGACAGGTTATAGTCATTAGCAACAACGGTCTCAAACGCGACAGATTTCGCCAGATGAGCAACATCTTCCTTGCTGGCAAATACCTGCATAATCTGTTCGATATGGGCATCGGTCAGGATATTGTTGTTAGTCTCTTTTTTGAACAGTTCGCTGGCGTCAATAAACTGAACGTTGGTATCCGTTTTATGTTTGGACAGAACCAGAATGTTTACTGCAATGGTGGTGCCAAAGAACAGGTTCGGTGCCAGTGAAATTACGGTTTCGACATAGTTATTGTCAATCAGATACTGACGGATTTTCTGCTCCGCGCCGCCACGGTAAAAAATACCCGGGAAGCAAACAATCGCAGCACGACCTTTGGCAGAAAGATAGTTCAGCGCATGTAATACAAACGCAAAGTCAGCTTTGGATTTGGGGGCCAGAACGCCAGCCGGGGCAAAACGTTCATCGTTAATCAGCGTCGGGTCATCGCTGCCAATCCATTTCACCGAATACGGCGGGTTAGAAACGATGGCATCAAACGGTTTTTCATCTCTGAAGTGTGGCTCAGTCAGTGTATTACCCAGCTTGATATCAAACTTGTCGTAGTTGATGTTGTGCAAAAACATGTTCATACGTGCCAGGTTATAGGTTGTATGGTTGATTTCCTGACCAAAAAAGCCTTCTTCGATGATATGGTCATCAAACTGTTTTTTAGCCTGCAACAACAGCGAACCGGATCCTGCTGCCGGGTCGTAGATTTTGTTAACGTGGGTCTGCCCGTGCATAGCCAGTTGTGCAATCAGCTTAGAGACGTGTTGCGGTGTAAAGAACTCGCCGCCTGACTTACCGGCATTCGCCGCATAGTTAGAAATCAGGAACTCATAGGCGTCACCGAACAGGTCAATCTGATGTTCGTTGAAGTCACCAAGTTTTAACCCTTCAACCCCTTTCAGAACCGCAGCCAGGCGGGCATTTTTATCTTTAACGGTGTTACCCAGGCGGTTACTGGTGGTATCGAAATCAGCAAACAAACCTTTGATGTCAGCTTCTGAAGGATAACCGTAAGCAGAACTTTCGATAGCAACGAAGATGCTGTTTAAATCTGCATTCAGTCTGTCATTAGTATTTGCTTTCGCAGCTACGTTGCAGAAAAGCTGACTGGGGTAGATGAAGTAGCCTTTAGTTTTGATGGCATCGTCTTTAATGTCATCAGTAATTACGCTGTCATCCAGTTTCGCATAACAGATACTGTCATCACCGGCTTCAATATAACTGGAAAAATTTTCGCTGATAAAACGGTAGAAAAGTGCGCCCAGAACGTATTGCTTAAAATCCCATCCATCGACCGAACCCCTGACATCGTTAGCAATTTGCCAGATTTGACGATGAAGCTCTGCACGTTGTTGAATACTTGTCATTTTCATCCACTTATTTCAGGCTTATGTAATTGGATGTGATTCTACAGCAACTTGGATGCTTTAGCAGTTCGGACATTAGGCTACGAATGACCTGCCTAGAGGTTTGTTAAGCCGCAAAGTGCTGGTGCTTTATGCCTGTGAAGTTTATAATTGTGTACACATAACGAGTACATGAGGTATTTATGCAATCCATTAACTTCCGTACCGCGCGCGGCAACCTTTCTGAAGTGCTCAACAATGTTGAGGCCGGGGAAGAGGTTGAAATCACCCGCAGAGGCCGTGAGCCAGCAGTAATTGTCAGCAAGGCTACTTTCGAAGCCTACAAAAAAGCGGCGCTGGATGCTGAATTTGCATCCCTGTTTGACACCCTGGACTCCACCAACAAGGAACTGGTTAACCGATAATGAGGCATATATCACCGGAAGAACTTATTGCGCTTCATGATGCGAATATAAACTGCTACGGCGGCTTGCCGGGAATGTCAGATCCGGGTAGGGCAGAGGCCATTATCGGGAGAGTTCAGGCCAGAGTTGCCTACGAAGAGATCACCGACCTTTTCGAAGTCTCCGCCACCTACCTGGTGGCTACAGCGAGAGGGCATATATTCAATGATGCCAATAAGCGTACCGCGCTAAACAGCGCGCTGCTATTTCTACGCCGTAACGGGGTGCAGGTATTTGATTCACCTGAACTGGCAGACCTTACTGTAGGCGCTGCGACTGGCGAGATATCTGTATCTTCTGTCGCCGACACGTTACGTAGATTGTATGGTTCTGCGGAGTAGATTAATGGCACGCAAATACAACAAATTGTACCGTGAAGCGTTAAAGATGCTTCTTGATGGCGTGAGTCGCCGCGAGGTAAAGCAATACCTGGTTGGTAAGCAAATTGGAGCCAGGACTGCTATTGCTGTGTTATGCCGTCAGGAAATGGTTGTGCTTAAACAGAGAATGCCGGGCAGCAGATAAAGCCCAATCAGTGATGAAAGGTGTGATGTGAAAGCCGTAATTACTCCCTTTGTACAAAAAGAGCTTGGCGTCGCCACATTCAAAGTGGATCAGGAAGTCAGAAAGCTGGTGGAGGCTGGCCGTAAATTTATTATGGAGCCGGTGCCGCGTGAGTTAATCGAGCACATGGACGACGGCCTCGTTGTTTCCGAGCAAACTATGGCAACAAATGAGGCGTTGCAGCCGTTTTTTAACAGCGATGAACTGTTTCGCCGTATTGGTGGAATTGACGCGCTGGTGGCGTGGTTGCGCAGGAAAGAGGGGCAATGCCAGGCCGCAGATCGTAGCTGGTGTGACAACCATATTGTCCACGCAGAACGAGACAATAGCGCGGTGTTGTTGTGCTGGCATCACGATAACCATTACCGGATGCGTGGTTTTAATGAGCTGAAAGAAACGCTGCATAATAATCGCGTTAACTGGATACTGGATGTCGCCCGTCAGGAAATGGGGCTTTCAGATGGCCATGATTTAAGTATTCAGGAACTGTGCTGGTGGGCTTTCATGCGCAACATGATGCACCTGATGCCGGAAGAAGTTTGCCGTATATCAATAAATAAGATGAAAGCCGCAACGCAGGATAGCGGACCTCTGAAAGAGGCGGATATTCGCCCGTATGACGATCGCGCTACAGCATATGTTCAGATGATGGAAGAACGCGCCGCGCCGATGCGTGCAAAAGTATGCCCTGTGGATGTTGACTCCGACCCTGGCATGGCGCATTTCAAAATACCAAAACTGCAATCGCTAAAATTACCTGAGTACATGGACTTTGTTGCTTCCCGTCCATGCTGTGGGTGTGGAGCGGCGGGAGCTGGCGCTCACATTACGCCTTATATCGTTCGTCATAGTCGATTATGCGCGCATGACATTTACGCAATTCCTCTGTGCCAGTCATGCCAGCGTGATATTGAGCGTGACCGCGATAATTGGGAGAAGACGCACGGTAGGCTGGCGATGCATCAACGATTGTTCTTTGATTACGCGCTTGGAGTCGGCGCTATCACAAGTCACTCGTCGAGCGTTAGATAAAATTGCTCTAATGTATTGCCATTTCTTTAATCGAGGGTATTATATTCCACGTTGATTAGTTGACATGGGCTAATCAGTAGGTGACAGGATGTTACTTAACTGGCAGGGACGCCACTTCATGGAAATAAATCACTCACGAATAACATCGTACGAGATTGCGGATTACATGATCCGCACTAAATCTCTTCTATCAGCGAAAGAACTCGCAGCAATTCTTGAAAAGGAATACCCGCATCTGGATGTCGATAAGCGCGATGTTTATCTGCGCTTACGAACGAAAGCGTGAAAATAACTGGTCAGTGCTGGAAGCAGCTGAATTCATCGAGGCGCATGGCGGAAAAGTGCCGCCCCTGATGCTGGAGCAAATCAAAGCCGATCTGCGTGCTCCTAAGACCAATACCGATGATGAGGAAAGGCAAACAGCCGTCGGTGGCCCTTCTCTTGAAGATCTGGACAAAGTTGCGCGAGAACGGGCCGCCAACCGCCGCGCCGATGCCGCATTGTGGATTGAGCAGCGTAGGGAAGAAATCGCCGATATCGTTGATACAGGCGGTTATGGAGATGTTGATACTGAAGGTGTATCAAACGACCCATGGCTGGAACAAGACCTGGACGAAGACGAGGAGGAAGACGAAGAAGTTACCCGCAAGCTATACGGGGATGATGATTAATGGCCAGAAGTTGCGTAACGGATCCACGTTGGCGCGAGCTGGTGGCGCTATATCGTTATGACTGGATTGCTGCCGCTGATGTTTTGTTCGGCAAAACACCTACCTGGCAGCAGGATCTGATTATTGAGTCTGTGCAGGAACAGGGTAGCAAGACATCTGTTTCGTCTGGTCACGGTACCGGGAAATCAGACATGACTTCTATCATGATCATGTTGTTCATAATCATGTATCCCGGTGCCCGCGCCATTATCGTTGCGAACAAAATTCAGCAGGTAATGACCGGTATATTCAAGTACATCAAGATAAACTGGGCTACTGCCACCAGCCGTTTTCCATGGCTTGCTGATTATTTTGTTCTGACAGAAACCGCTTTCTATGAGGTTACTGGTAAAGGTGTATGGACTGTAGTACCGAAGGGCTTTCGTCTGGGAAGTGAAGAAGCTCTCGCCGGTGAACACGCAGATCATCTTCTGTATATTATCGATGAAGCCTCCGGTGTCAGTGATAGAGCTTTCGGTATCATCACCGGTGCTCTTACCGGACAGGATAACCGCATCTTATTGCTGTCACAGCCTACACGCCCAAGCGGCTATTTCTACGATACACACCATAAACTGGCCAAGCGTCCTGGTAACCCTGATGGCGTTTATACGGCGATCACGCTTAACAGTGAGGAATCACCGTTGGTAACGCCAGCATTTATCAAAATGAAGCTGGCGGAGTACGGCGGGCGTGATAACCCTATGTACATGATTAAGGTACGCGGCCTATTCCCTAAATCACAGGATGGCTTCCTTCTTGGACGTGATGAGGTTGAACGTGCAACGCGGCGGAAAGTCAAGATTGCCAAAGGATGGGGCTGGCTTGCATGTGTGGACGTTGCTGGTGGTACGGGACGGGATAAGTCCGTTATCAATATCATGATGGTGTCCGGCCAGCGAAATAAACGCCGTGTAATCAACTATCGAATGCTGGAATACACAGACGTTACAGAAACGCAGCTTGCCGCCAAAATTTTCGCAGAATGTAATCCTGAGCGATTCCCAAATATCACCATAGCGATAGACGGCGATGGCCTGGGTAAAGCAACGGCGGATCTGATGTACGAGTATTATGGTATTACCGTACAGCGTATACGCTGGGGTAAAAAGATGCATAGCCGTGAAGATAAGAGCCTGTACTTTGATAAACGTGCTTATGCCAACGTTCAAGCCGCAGAGGCCGTAAAATCTGGTCGTATGAGACTGGATAAGGGTAATGAAACTATTGAGGAAGCGTCGAAAATCCCTGTAGGGATTAACTCCGCAGGTCAATGGAAGGTGATGAGTAAGGAGGATATGAAGAAAAAACTCAACCTGCACTCACCAGACCATTGGGATACATATTGTTTCGCTATGCTGGCGGATTATGTTCCCCAGGATGAAGTGCTTAGCGTCGAAGACGAAGCGCAGGTTGATGAAGCTCTGGCATGGCTTAATGAATGAATATTTGCTCTAATAAATTGTGTTTTTTAACTACCGATGTTACATTGAGCCTGACCTCTTGCGCCTTGAGGCATTTTCGGTTTATGCTTATCAGGCACCTCATTAAAACGGGTGCCGGGATTGGCCTCCCGCTTAAGTCTAAGGCGATACAGACGCCGCTCGCGTCTTTTTTTTGTATCGGCGTACACGCACACCTCTACAATGGTGGGCTGTATGGGGCTACCTTCGGGTAGGCTGGTTACCTTGGACGCCAGTAAGGCCAACTCCGTACAGTCCACCGCCAGCAAGATTGGTCTCTTCTGCGGTGGTTACATACCAACGTCTAAGGAGGCTGCCAATATGGCTACTATCCCTACCCCAACTCATCCTGAATTTATCTGGCGCTTTTACTCCTGCCAAAAACGTCACTATCACTTCGTTATTGCACCGACAGAAGATGAGGCCCGCTCTCAGCTTCCTGACGCCCCATGTATTTTCTCTGCCCGTTTTTCCACTGATTCACGCAATTCTCTCAGTTACTGGTGCCTCCCTGTTAACGCTTCTGCTCAGGAGGGACTATGAGAACGTCATTAGTCACCCGTGAAGAGATGATCGAGGCAATTGAACAGCACACTGCCTGTATCAGTACCAGGGATATACCAGGCGTTATTGCCAACTACTTCATGATCACCAAACAACTTTACCGGAGAAAGGACAAGAACGCGGTTCACCGTATCCTGTTGTCTGATATCCGCGAATACCTGCTCGAACAGGGTCATCTGAATTACGCAACCGCCGCAGCCGAAGCACGCAAGGAGGCACACAGAATGAAAGCAACTAACGTTAAATCAGAAAAAATTCATGCACCTTCAGTTCAAGAATCGGAGCTGGTGGTTGTTCAGAATCAGTCTGATGAAATTCCCGTTCTGGAATGGCAGGGAGTGCGTGTAGTGACAACCGAGACTCTTGCTAGAGGGTATGGGACAGAAACAATCCGTATTCGCCAAAATCATCATGAGAACAAAGTACGCTTTGTTGAAGGGAAGCACTTTTTCAAAGTTGAAGGAGAATCATTGCGCGAGTTGAAGCACAGAGTAGCTTTAAACTACTCTGTAAAAATTGCTCGCAATGTTCGCTCACTCACCCTCTGGACAGAACGCGGCGCAGCCCGCCACGCTAAAATGCTCGAAACCGATCAGGCATGGGCATTCTTTGAAAAACTGGAAGACAGCTACTTCCGACAAAAAGAACAGCAACCGATCGCAATCCCCCAGACGCTTCCTGAAGCCCTACGCCTGGCTGCCGAACTGGCTGAACAAAAGCAACTTCTGGAACAGAAAGCCCACCAGCTAAATCAGCAGCTGGTGGCCGCCGCTCCTAAAGTCGATTTTGCCGACCGGGTATCAGTAGCTAAAGGGATCCTGATTGGGAATTTTGCAAAGGTTGTTGGACTTAAACAAAACGCGCTGTTTGTCTGGTTACGGGAGAACGGCATCCTGATAGCGTCCGGTGGACGTAAAAATGTGCCGTTCCAGCAGTACATCAACGCGGGGTATTTCACGGTGAAAGAAGTGGTGCTGGATGATGAAGATGGCTACCAGATACGGTTGACGCCTCAATTAACGGGTAAAGGCCAGCAGTGGTTGACGCGTAAACTGCTCGATGCTGGCTTGTTAAAACCGGTGGCGGCTGAATAATGGAAGAATGCCCGGTTGATGCCGGGCATAATTTATTGCGCGCTTTCGGGGTTGTCGTTTACTGGCTGCCCCTTCTTGGTTTTACGGCTGCGCGTAACTGATGCGGCTGACTTAACCTTTTTCTCTTCGCGAGTGATGGCAATTTGTTTTTTTACATTTTCAATATCTGCCAGGCGATATATTTTTGCTTGCGGCCAGCGGTCGCAGATGATCGGTTCTATGGAGTCATAAAGGCTAAATTTTGCTTTTTCGAATTCACCGTTGATGATAATTCCATCACGGAGAGTTTCATCGCAGATAAACACGCCACACAGTGGCACATGGTAACTAACTGATTTACCATCATTGTAGTTAGGGCTACTGGAAATGTAGTGGACGCGCAGCATTGTTTCGCTAAAGCCGTGTACGCGCATACGGAATTTTTCATCCTCCGGGTACTGCTTCATTAGCTCTTTTGTTGCTTCCAGGTTCTCTATGTATTTCGCACTGTGCTCATTGATCCCCGCGCTTTTTTGGATGCGAATGTCCTTATCAATCAGATGAATAATGCGGCCAGCGGTCATGTTGACGCTGTTCACAGCTTCTGTCTGATAAGTTGTAACCTTACGCACACCGCGAAGGATGTTAGGCACTGGATATAAAATAGTCTTTGGGATATTGAGGTCTGGGTACTGTTCCAGTTCCCGCGCCATTAAAGTCCATTTATCAATTTCAGCCTGAATGCTGTCAGTTTCTTTGAACGGTAGAACGACAACCGGGCGTACAGGACGACCGTCGCTGGCTGTATCAACGTGTTGGGCGCGTGCAACAGCTTTTTTTAGAAAGAGATCCCTGAAGCTGACGAACTCCTGGTACAGTTGTTCGCCGTAGACATAATTTATCATTGATCCTCCTCCAGAATTGACATGGTCAATAACGCCCGGCTGAGAAAACCGGTCATTACTGACCTATATTATAGAGGGATCAAACAAAAATAATAGATTTATTAGTGCATTTATTGTGAGTCTAACTGGTTAGTTGCCATGAGATATTCGATTGTGTCAGTGAGGTCATCCAGGTCGTCTTGGGTGATGCGGTACTCCTGATTGGATATCTTTGAGTAGTGTTCAGCAATGGCGCGGGCAGCGTCGGTTTCGGCAGGGTCTACAGATAAAGCGTTAGAGCAATGTCTAACGTCGTCGATGGTTGGTGGAATGAAAGCCATAATTATGCCTCACTGTATTGACAACACAGAGCCTGAAGCTCTGACCTACTGTTTCACCCATGATCCATGCTGGGGTAATCTAACAACATTGCGCTGTGTGTAAGATGAGCAATGCATAGCTGTAATGCCGTTGTATAAGGTTTCCCTGTTTGCTCATTTCCTTCTGAGCCGCTCTACAACGCTGAAGACACATTAAATAGTGAATCCAAAGTCGTATTACGAAACGGCGGCAAAACTATAATTTATTAGAGCAATTGTCAAACAACTATGAAAAACAATCCAGTTTTTGGCTGGTGGAGTGGGATTTTTTTCTCAAAATTTATTGCTCTAATAATTCTTGATTTTTATGCGCAGCTGGACGTAAACTCCTCTTCGGACCTAATAACTTCGTATAGCATACATTATACGAAGTTATCTTAAGGGTTATTGAACATGATCAATTTACCTGTAAATCCATACAGTTCAATACCTTATCAGGTCAAATAGTGATCACTTGATCATTTGATCAAGGTTGCGCTACGTAAAATCTGCGAAATGTTGGCAGTGTTAGTGCTCCAGATTTCGCGTAGCGCACTTAGCACCACCAATCAATCAGAGGTGAAAAATGGGATATTCAGCTGCTAAAGTGTCCACTCATATTGAGCTTGAGAAAAACCGTGGTTACTGGCGGGCAAAAGGGTTTGATCGTGATAGTTGTCAACTGTCATTATCGCGCGGTGAAGAGAAAATAGAACGCACGCGTGGTCGCTGGCGTTTCTATGACGAGAACCATAAACAGGTAAAGGCAGAGCCGATCCTGTACACTTTACTTAAAACCATTATCTGAGTGTTAAATGTCCAATTTACTGACCGTACACCAAAATTTGCCTGCATTACCGGTCGATGCAACGAGTGATGAGGTTCGCAAGAACCTGATGGACATGTTCAGGGATCGCCAGGCGTTTTCTGAGCATACCTGGAAAATGCTTCTGTCCGTTTGCCGGTCGTGGGCGGCATGGTGCAAGTTGAATAACCGGAAATGGTTTCCCGCAGAACCTGAAGATGTTCGCGATTATCTTCTATATCTTCAGGCGCGCGGTCTGGCAGTAAAAACTATCCAGCAACATTTGGGCCAGCTAAACATGCTTCATCGTCGGTCCGGGCTGCCACGACCAAGTGACAGCAATGCTGTTTCACTGGTCATGCGACGGATCCGAAAAGAAAACGTTGATGCCGGTGAGCGTGCAAAACAGGCGCTGGCGTTCGAACGCACTGATTTCGACCTGGTTCGTTCACTCATGGAAAATAGTGAGCGCTGCCAGGATATACGTAATCTGGCATTTCTGGGGATTGCTTATAACACCCTGTTACGTATAGCCGAAATTTCCAGGATCAGGGTTAAAGATATCTCACGTACTGACGGTGGGAGAATGTTAATCCATATTGGCAGAACGAAAACGCTGGTTAGCACCGCTGGTGTAGAGAAGGCACTTAGCCTAGGGGTAACTAAACTGGTTGAGCGATGGATTTCTGTCTCTGGTGTAGCTGATGATCCGAATAACTACCTGTTTTGCCGCGTCAGAAAAAATGGTGTTGCCGCGCCATCATCCACCAGCCAGCTATCAACTCGCGCCCTGGAAGGGATTTTTGAAGCAACTCATCGATTGATTTACGGCGCTAAGGATGACTCTGGTCAGAGATACCTGGCCTGGTCTGGACACAGTGCCCGTGTCGGAGCCGCGCGAGATATGGCCCGCGCCGGAGTTTCAATACCGGAGATCATGCAAGCTGGTGGCTGGACCAACGTAAATATTGTCATGAACTATATCCGTAACCTGGATAGTGAAACAGGGGCAATGGTGCGCCTGCTGGAAGATGGCGATTAGCCATTAACGCGTAAATTATTGCTCTAATTCTTTGATATTTATGGTGACATATGAGAAAGGATTTCAACATCGACGGAAAATATGTAGTGCTGTCTGTAAGCACTAATATTCAGTCGCCAGCCGTCATTGTCACCGTAAAGTTGAGCGATAGGATGCCTGATATCGACTCGATATCTGTTGCGTTCCCCGTTAAAAGCATGCGGAGTGCTGAACATTTTGTGATGAATGCAACGGAGGAGGAAGCGCGGCGCGGGCTTACTAGAGTGATGGCGGAATTTGGCGAACTCCTGGGTAAGGTAAACAATGCCCTTTCAATCAGTTCAGCAAGGTCCAAAGCGTTAACAGCTTCCATGATGAAATAAAAAAAAAGCCTGGCAAGGAGCCAGGCTGCACAAAAGAGCGGGTTTGTATTCCGCATCCAATCAATCAAGAAGGAGTATAGCACACAGGTACTGAAGTAAAAAAATGTGATTCGCGATAAAAAAATACCTACCATTGCTCTAATTGATTGATATAATTTAACCGCAGTTTTTGTCAACTACGAAGACGTTGCTATTACTACACTCCTTGACATCATTGGCGGCCATTAGGCCGCTTTTTTTTGCCATATGAAAACAATCGAACAAAAACTTGAACAGCGCCGCGAGTGGCAGAAGGCAGCCAGAGAACGAGCGATCGCTCGGCAACGGGAAAAGTTGGCTGACCCCGCCTGGCGAGAATCGCAATATCAGAAAATGCGGGATTCTATCGACCGCCGTATCGCTAAACAGAAAGAGCGCCCACCAGCCAGCAAAACGCGGAAAAGTGCGGTAAAAATAAAATCTCGTGGCTTGAAGGGGCGAACACCGACGGCGGAGGAACGGACCATCGCCAATGCTCTTGGCACTCTCCCCTGCATTGCCTGCTACATGCATGGAGTAATATCTGAAGAGGTGTCTCTGCACCATATCTCCGGTCGTACCGCGCAGGGTTGTCACAAAAAGCAATTGCCCCTTTGTAGATGGCACCACCAGCATGCAGCACCGGCTGAAGTAAGAGAAAAATACCCCTGGCTGGTCCCCGTTCATGCCGATGGTGTGGTTGGAGGCAAGAAAGAATTCACCTTGCTGAACAAGTCAGAGATGGAATTGCTGGCTGACGCCTATGAGATGGCAAACATCATGCACTAATAAATATATTATTTTTAATCTGAAATAATTGACAACTGACAAGTGACTTCAGTCAGAATCATCACATGCCCGGTACGGATGGATCCCTTTTCAAATATTCCATGGACGGCACAGTCTGAGTACCGGGCGCTACCTTCAGTTGTATTGCTAAGCCGCCGCTGGTGGCTTTTCTTTTTGTAGGGGGAGCTATGGATAAGAAAATATGCGTTGTTTCGATGAACGTCGGCAAACCGGCGTCAATGACTGCTGCATGGATCAACAACGAGCTGATAATGGCTGAGCGGACCAGATACCCTGAACGCCGCCGCGACATGGAACTCCAGCTGCTGCGCGAATTGCGAGAAAAAGAGGAAAAGGGTTTTATCGTGCTGGTGGAAGAGGAAAACAGCTTTATTACTGGTCGAGTTGGCCAGCGTGTAAGGTTGCGCGATCCCTTCATGAACGGCAGGCCGGTACTAATTGAAGCAATGCAGATTTACAAGGAGTTGGAACGCCAGAAAGCGATCAAGTTACCGCGCAAGGAATCCGGCAAATACATCCTCCACCAAAGCATCTTCGATTCCGAACACGATAAAAAAGGCGATGAGTTTTTCAACATCAACTGGAGCGAAATAACGACAGAGCATGTTCTGACGTTGTTATGCTGCTTCGCAACAGAATTAGACTGGCCCCCTGAATCTCCAGACAACCAATATCACTTAAATAAGTGATAGTCTTAATACTAGTTTTTAGACTAG